AGGGGACGCGAACCTTAAACGTCATCCCGCCAAGCTCAAAGGTTTTGGTGCGGAGTTGTAGCGTATCTCCAAACGCGCCGGATAGTTTCATTGTCTTTTATTGTTGATGATCTTTTGGAAAATTGACTCGTTAACGTCAATGGCATATTGCACCACTTCGCTAGGAGTCATCTTGTCTGCATGAGCTTTGGCAATTTCATGGGCCAAAGTGATGGCAGTCATGCGCTGCTGCAAAAAGCCAAACCAATCTTTTCGAGATTCAGCTTGGCTTATGAGGTATTGCAGCAGGTCGTTGTTGTTTTGTATTGTTGTTGTCATTTAATGATACTTGGCTAGAACATTAAGAACCACTGCCTCTGCTGTGTCGGCTTCCACCTCGGAAAGAGCTTCTTGAAGCTCCTCCGAGTCCACCACTTGAGCTTTAGCCGCTGCATCCAGATCGCCCCGAAGTTCGACCAGTTCATCCACGATTTCTTGCAGCGTCATGTGTTGCTCCAGCCGTATTGACCACCGCGGGGGTGGATGGTGAATGTGGCTTTTGCTTCGGCACCCGGCTGTGCATCGATCTGGAATTGACCGACACGGGCATTGAAGGCATAAGCGATTGTGGTGGAGCCATCAACCGCAGCAATCACAAACGTGCGCTCAGTGACGCCAGAATAGGCATCAGAACGGATTTGCAACAGTGCCGTATCAGACGGATTCCACGCAGCCGAAATCGTCAGTGACGTAGGAGCCGACTGTGATGGGATTTTGTCCGATTGACGTGAACCTGCAACGGAGAACGATGCGACTGCGTCATCTTGTCCAAACGCAGGGATCGCCTCGACAACAAGCTGAGTACCAGCAGTGCCCGTGCCATTAGCTGCGGTTCCAACAATAGTGGCGACTTGAGCAGTCCAGACCGACAAATTGGCCGTACTAAGTGTCGTGGGAGTGGCCGCAGACTGCATCCAAAGCGATGCACTAAAGCCGGGAAGAATTTTGTTAGGTGCTGCCATGATTCACCTCAAGCGTTGTTAGACCAACCGTACATATTTCCACGCGGATGCAGCGTGAATGTCGCTTTAGCTTCAGCACCGGGCTGTGCGTCAATTTGGAACTGACCCACGCGGGCGTTGAAAGCGTAGTAAACGATGTTCGAACCATCGGTCGCGGACACCACATAAGTGCGCTCAGTGATGCCGGAATAGGCGTCTGTGCGGACCTGTTGGATCACGGTATCCGAAGGGTTCCAAGCCGCCGAAATGGTCAGCGAAGTCGGTGCTGCTTGAGAAGGGATTTTGTCCGACTGACGCGAACCGGCCACCGAGAACGAGGCCACAGCATCGTCTTGACCAAAGGCGGGAACCGCTTCGACCAACAACTGATTGCCAGAAACCGCGATGGCAGCAACAGAAGCCAGAGTGGACAACTGCGCCAGCGTCAGGGCCGTAGGAGAGGCTCCCGACTGAGCATAAATCGCAGCACTAAAACCCGGAAGAATTTTGCTTGGGAGAGCCATTTTGAATCCCTTAAAAGAAGTTGAGAATTTGTCTTATGTTGGGATATCTAGCGTGCAATCGAGGAAGATTTCTGCCATCTTTTGCTCGTTATTGTAGGAGTTGTATAACCAAAACACATCTGCTTTGGAAATCCAAAACCCAGTTGGCCCCCCGAACTGGCCGGTGTAGCCATGTAGTGATTGTAGTATCTGATTTGAAATTGTGAAACCATCTTCAATTACTTGCGTGAATATTGAAATTTGGAAGATTGGCCTGTCAATTCCCTTATTGTTTTGGCTTGGTCCGGTATAAACCGGTTGATGGACGTTTCTAAGCTGCCAAGTGATGAACTTTGGCTGAGTAGCAAAATTGCGGTTGAATGAGGCATAAACCGGCACAGGCGTGACAATGCTTTGCAGTTGGTACTGGATAGCCTTGCCATATTCAACCGGATTGTTCTGGCTCATACTGCCGTCGTCGGGTCTTGCCGGTAACACATCAGGAGCACAGTCATACGATCATCGGATTCCCGTGCGCTTTCAATTCGCCAATCAAAACCCTTCCATTTAATGGAATATAGGTTTTGGTTATCGATGATTTCTTTTGTGTTGGGCGTGTAGTTCAGCGTGAAATACGTCAAATCGTTATACAGACGATACTTATCTGCAATCTTGACTGTATTTGCTACCGATGAAACTCGCGCCCTAGTGTTAAACCATTTAGCAATAGTTGTGCTCTGTTCGCCAAAATCACTTTTGCCAAACGTCAGTTCGTTAACAGTGATGTTTTCAAAACGAGCGACCATTACATTACCAGCGGTTTGTATGGCTTGAGCAATTGCTCGAATCCAAACGGAATCTTGTGCTGAATAGGACCGGTGGTGTCTGAGCGGTTGTTATACAAATGCGTCAACAACAGCAACCCAGCCTGTTGAACAACTGGATACTGAGCGATTGGGTTTGCAACTGTTTTGTACGTTGCAATGATCGGCGCAGTCATCGAGTAGTTGATGTTGTCCGGCAAATCAGTCAACACAATCTTGTTGCCCGACGGGTCGTAGTAATACGTTGAAGATGACAGCAACGTAAACACAGACGGCGTTGAGTTGTTCCAATAACCCACCGATGTGATCGTTACCCCGGGCAACGTAGACACCGTGTTTTGCGAGACCTCTGGAAGATCAAGCGAAACCGGAACGCCCCACAAAGTCGAGGCGCAGTAGTACACGCGATACGTTACCGGAAAAATTGAAAGGCCAAGATAGTCTTCAACAGCTTGCCGCGTAGCAAGTTCTAAATTTTGAAGATAAATGTCTTGGCTTTCGTCATCAACAAGGTTCAGTTGTTCAGTGATTTGATTCAGTGACAACCATGAAGTTGAAATGTCACGAGCGATCTGTTCAACCTTTTCATAGTTGAAGGGATTACGAGTACTTGCCAGATTTGGCGCATACGCTAACAGATCATTTGTAGCCATTTCAGACCTTCATCCGCACACCGGCAAACGGGTCGCGCACCGAGCTGACCACACGTTTTTCAGCATAGAGGTTCACAAAACCGGGCATTGTTTGTTCCATCATCTGGACAGAAAATTCATTCATGTCACCGATGGTCAAAAAGCGCGGCCAATTCGCCAAATAAATCGGATATGTGCTTGACAAATATGGGTTCGGGATTACAGGCCACCCAAAGACTCGGCCAACCGCAGCACCGTCTTCGTCGCCTGTTTCCAAAAAGATTGGCAGACCTTGGTTATCAGTCAGATTACGCAAGGTAGTGATCATGGTGGGATTCATGTGCCACGCTGTTCCGGGAAGCGCCCAATATTGACCCGGCAATTTATTGGCCGTATTGACAATGTCGTTGTATGCAACAGAAACGCCGGAATCAAGCGTTGCAATCGTGTGGATGCCATTTGTCATGGCCGTGCCGCTTGAACCAAATGCAGACGCAGCGCCATCAACGTACATATCCAGCCCACGCAAGCCAGAAGTCGCGCCTGTGGTCGTTGTGGTGCTTCCGGCTTGATCATCATTGATCGCCATGCTTGCGCCTTCGAGTTGCGCAAATTCCAGCATCAAGTCTTCGACCAATTCGGTAGGAAGATTATTGACATCGCCCAACACAGCCGAGCGGATCGGCAATTGAGCGGTAATTGCTCGCACCGGCAATTGCCAGATCGAGGTGTTTGTTCCGGGAGAACCGGTGTCGTTTGCAACTGGATAGCCCCAAGGATTTCCAGCTTGATTAGTTGCGTTACCTGTCTTCGCAACGAACTGCATATCAGAACCCATCACGGGCACTTGACGCGATCCCATACGAAACGGGTTCGCATAACGCAGAGCAGCAAAAGCATCATCGAAAATAACATTACCACCGACGCCGGAGCCGGAACCAGTAAGCAACGAGGCTTCAGTCAAATCAATCTTGATTTGTCGCTGCTCGTGAATGGATTGTTTGATTCCGTCAAGGATTTTTTCGGTGATGCTCATGGTGTATTCCTAGTGAAAGCGAAAAGAGGGGGAAGGTTTCCCTCCCCCCACTTCTATCAGGTCGCAGTGCCTGTCGAGCGATAACGCACACCGGCGTTGGGGTCGCGCACACTGGTTGCCAGACGTTTTTCCCCGAACATCGTTATGTAGCCGGGGGCTGTCTGGTCGTA